TTTATTTTGTTGAACAGCCACGGCCCTATCTCAGACAGTGCGTAATCTCCCTTTTCAAGTCCATCTTTAATTATCTGTGCGGTTCCCGTTTCAAGCGGGGCCAATCCAGAACTCAATCCATCAAAGAACCCACCTATAGTAGCACCTATCCCAGTGAGCCAGTTGTTCATGGATATGTTAAGCGATGCTTGGAACCCTGCGATGTCCCCAAGAATAGGCTGTATGACTTGGTTCATACCGAATGTGACTTGCTTTATCCCAAGCATGGCGGCCTTCATCTCTTCGGCTATCAGCGCGGCCTTCTCCTCCATGCCTATGTCGAGCCTGCCCATTATTGCGGCTGAGGCGACCATTCCCTGCCTGAGCCTCTGTAGCATTATTCTAAGGTACGGGCGCTGAAGTTGCATTATCACATTGCCCATTGGCATGAGAACAAGATTATAAATTTTGTCAAGGTAATTTTGCATGGCGTCAAAAGCAGGACTTCCCTTAGCTATTTCCTTCTTAACGTTCTCTATGGAGTCGTTAATCATTTTTAGAATCATTATAGCGGCCCCTGCTCCGGCTCCTGCGGCAAGTGTAGCTGACCCTGCTGTTGATATTCCAGCAAAAGAAGCTCCTCCCGGGACATAGCTCGCAGTCTTGCCCATCGTTTCTTTCAGTCCTGAGGCTACCTTTCCCATCGTTTCTTTGAGGTTATTCACGCTCAGGCTCACCCCGAGCTCGATGTTTTCTGCCATATCTTCTCCCTTTCAGTGAGCATGATGTCGAAGATTAGCACGTCCTCGTGGTCCATGGCTCGCACTTCTTCTGGAGTCTTTCCACTGTGCACAAAGAACCTGAAATATTTCAGCTTCTTATTCAGCCACCTGTTTGCTGAACGTTGTTTTTCGAGGGCGTATCTGGTTTGGCAGATGAGTTCTCTTTTTTTTTAGGGTCCATCGGTATTATTGAGTTGAACTGCTCTATTTCATTGTAGAGCTGGTTGAACGAACTCTTATCTTCAGGGGTGCTGATATTCCTCAAACTCTGTATATCAGTAGGGAACGGTGCTTTGACAGCGCCATGGTGTACCTTCAGTGTTTTCATTGTTCCTGTTTTTATCCTTATTTGGGGTTCGGTGTTACCAGAGAATGATGTAACTATGTACTCATCCTCCATGTCACACTCCTCGCCATGGGTGAACTTCTTTATGATACACTTTACTTTCTCCCCTTGCCGGTTTATTTCGATTTCTTTTGTAGTCATGTATACCTCCATTTAAACGCCTATAAGGCGGTTCCTGTAGCATTTACCGCAGTCACGCTAAGAGCCCTTGCCACGAGGTTGATGTCCTCGATTATGTTTGATTTCGGGTCCTGGGGTAGGCTCTCTTCGTCTATCTTCACTCCGGTGTATGTCAGTATTACGTTTCTTGTGTTAGTGCCTGTTAAGCCATTTGTGAAGGTCAACTGCATAGACGCTGTCTCGGCTGGGCTTGTTGCTGGTCCTGTGGCTGAGCCGTAGAATGCCTGAAGTGTCTGGCTCGAGTCGCTGAAGTTCAAACTTGCCCTTCCGGTGTAGTCTCTGTTCTTGACTGTGCATGCCTGTCCGACTCTGCTCCCTATGCCGTGGATAACTTCCGCATTGTTGGTTATGCCCACTTCTATGTTCTGGATATAAGCTAACGTTGTCGCGTCAGGCAACTCAAAGCTCCCATGTGCGAAGGTGTATAGTTCCATGCTTTCCGTCACTTGAGCTGTTGTTGTGGTTCCGTGGGTTTCGTTTGCATATATACAATCAAGCCTCACGGCCGCATTTCCTCCTATCTCCGTGCTTAGGGTCGCTGAGTTTATTTTTACTCCAAGTAGCGCCGCCACCGAATCGGTGTCAGTACTTACATTGTTGTCTATGGTCATGCTTGGTATGGTGTCGGCCTCTGCGAATGTATGTGTGTATGGGGAAGTTGTCGTGCTGGACACTGTCCCCATAACTCCCTGCCAGAACCATGGATTAGCCATATCGAACTCCACTGTACAGAGCCCCTCATACTTCCCATCAGGAAGCTTCTGGGCGTTACGTTTTCCTATTGTGAAGCTCGGTTCTGTGTTGTTCCTTCTGCTTAGTGTGCTTATCCGCACCCCATGGCCGAATACCTTATCCTGCGTTGTGGCTTCGGTTGCGTATCCTGCCGCTTCCCAACCGTAGTTTGCCCACGAATTAACTCCCGGTGACGCCATGCTTGTCCTCCTTTTCTTCAAGGTGCTTTAGTATATCTGTTTTCATGTTGAGCATGTCTACTGCTGATGTGCAATCCTTTATTTTCCTTATTAACATTTTCTTCTCCATTTTATCACGCTCTATGTCCCCCAGTGCTTAAGTGCGAAGTCCATCACTATGCGGCCTCGGCCGTGTGTCTCATCGGACCTATCCTTCTTGCGAATGGGGACTATGATGTTATACCCTGTGCCTGGGGTTATTACTTTGGACTTGACTATTCTGAGGACCTCTCCTTTCATCTTCATTGTATGTGCACGGACTGTGGTTACGGGACTGTTGCCGTAGGTCGTCCAGATGTCCGCGCTGACGAAGGCTATCTCCTCCCATGACTTTGCGCCCATACCATAAGGGCCGAGCTCCTCGTTGGTCTCGTAAAGGAATATGAAATCATCATTCTGTGTGCTTACTTTCTTCCGGCCGTAGGAAGCGTTGACCTCTATTTCAGGTGTTCTGTCATTGGTATTGGCCGCAGTCCAGTTATCAGTAAGAAGAGCATTCAATGTAGCTAAGGCATCCGAAGTATTAACGATTGTAATCTCCCCCCAACCTTTCTTCTATGGTGGCCTCGTTGACTTCACATTCGTTGAAATAAATCACGTCCCACCCATATTCTCTGAATTTGCATTGATAATTATTCACCATTTAACTCACCACAGACAGACGAATGGCTAATTATAGTTGAACTCACCCAGTATAAAAGCGTTTTTTGGACTCGACCACAAACTAATCTGTCACTAATTTGGCCTCGTGGAGCTCGGATAGTTTCTGGCTGGCTTCCCTCTCCCACCTGTCCATTAGAATCTCAGGCTTTATTCCACCTTCTCCCCTGAATCCCACAGTAGCATCCATAGCGAGCAGGTACTTAGCGGCCAATAATGTAGCTATCCTTTCAACCTCTCCACTGACTGAGGTCTCCCCGTAGCGGTACTTCACCCTAACCTGGACGTCCGCGTCAGAGATGAGCCAGTCCTTGAAGTATATCGTCCCTTCCTCGTAGTCCACCCAGTATTCATTGCCTCTTCCTTCGGTCTTTGCTAGGTAGTCCTCGTATGAGCTCCCATTCCAGAATCCAATAGCGTCCCCGCTCGTGGCCGAGAAGGTCCTTATCTTGCTATGGTTGAGGTAAACCGGCCTTCCTGTCCTGTGTTCGTAATGGAGCTTAATCGTGTAGAACTCATAATTGGCCTGGGTATCCTTCCCTGAGGCGGTATTTGAGAACCTCTGCCTCCAGGCGCGGCCGGTCTTTCTATCTATCTCATCCTCGGCTTGTATTATGGCATCCGCTACCTGTTGCACGTTCGGCGTAGTGGAGTCTGTTATAGTTAGATTCGGGCATAGTATGTCTTGTACTTTCCTCACTGTTGTGTACGTGAGATTAAGCACCTGAATCGGTTCTGATATGTCTGACTCCTTGCCGGCGCTGGAATCGTAATAAGAAATCTTGTACCATGAGGTAGATACCCCGACAGTGTCTACGTATGTGAGGTCTGTAAGAGCTTGAGTGATAACGAGCGTGTAGGTTCCTGTGGCCGTAGTAGAACGGTAAACCTTGAACTGGTCATAGGATGTCCCCGCAGGTGCGGGTTCTACTATTATCTGGTTTGACATTAGATTCCCTCATGTATTATTTTAGCGGGCCTACCTTTAAGTGTTATTGCCGTGAATCTTGGTCTGACATTATCATTCACTCCCGGCGTGACTGTCAATTTCGCTTTCTGTCCTGTTCCTCTTCCTGTTGCCATTAGCATGACCTCCATTCTGTTTGATACTCTTCGTAAACATCCGGCGCATCTGTGGCGTTTAGGCATGTTGCGTTCATCCAGTAGTACTCGCATTCTCCTACTGTCAGGTTGGAGCTTATTTCTATCCAAGGTCCTGGGTTGGCCGAGAGGTCTGCGCTTAGATTTATGAGACTGCTGTTCGAGGATACGTTGGATATGTACTCATACCATGTTCCTAGTATAGTGAAATTTATACTACCATTCATTCTGACATAGACCTTAGTGTCTACTGAGCCATTGTTGCATACCTGGTCCACTCCCAGTATCCCGGTTTGGTTGTCAGGTATCGCTGTGTAATTGTGATGTCTCGGTCCACACCCTGTCCAGCAGAAGTATGTGGTGTTCTCGAACCCGAAGCTTAAGTTTATTTCCGGGGCATATCCCCAGAAGACCACTGTGCTGAGGTTTATGTTTCCGCCCGTGTCGTTCACATAGACTATGAGCGTGTTCGAGCCCGTTGTGGTGTTGTATAGTATTGTGTCTACGGCCGTACATGATATGGTCGTATTCTCGCCCTTGTAGCTGTACCAGCACGAGTTATTGGCGCCGGCCACGCTGATGTTGAACTTGCTGACATTGCAATAATAGGACCTGTTCGTTGGAGTGCTGATGTTTATGCTTATATTGGCTACGCGGAATGACCACATATCGGTACAATTCCAGTTATTTCTTGAGTCGTTGAAGCACCAATAGTAGTCTACTTTTAGTCCAACTTTAGCTGTCAGATTCTTAACCACTGTAGTCACTGAGCCATTTACCCAGCTCGCCATAGACGTATTCGTCCAGCTTCCTGTTCCGTTCCAGGAGAATGTGTACTCTCCTATGGCTGTTTCATCTATTATAGTGAGATTAAAGTTCACGAACTTGTACTTTATAACATAGTCAGTTGCATTGGTGGTGTTTCCGTACCACTGAGGTGATGTTCCGTCCACTATAGTTAAAGGCGTGGAATTCTTAGCTGTACCAGATTCAGAGTCAGTTGGAGTGACCTCACATATCCACACGTCATCAACTGTCGTGTTCCCTGGGCCGAGCATCGTGAAGTTCTCAAGGGCTGATTGTATGGAGCTGTTCCTATACCATTTATAGACATTGGTCACAAAGTCATTATCCACATCATCCGTACTCATATTCCAGCATGAGAGATTCCCAGAACTGTAGTTGCTGGTTGTCGTGGTATTTATTATAGGGTTAATATGGGTTGGAACTGTGTTATTCATGGTGAAGCTCCAAGTATCTGTGCAGTTCCAGCCATCTGTGCTGTCATTGAAACACCAATAATAGCTTACTATTTGTCCTCTGGTTGCGGTAGTGCTGTTTATTACTGTGGTGACTGAGCCATTTACCCAGTTTGCCAATGTCGTGTTATCCCAACTTCCGCTATCATTCCAACTGAATGTGTAATATCCAGAGCCATTCGCATCATCCATTGTAAGGTTGAAATGGACATCCTGGTTAACTTTAGTTGTACCTGAGGCATTCGTGGCATTGTTGTACCATTGCGGGCCCTCCGGGTCGAAGAGCTTCACATAGAATACTTCATAATCGGACTCTATCTTGTACTGGGCGGCTATTGAATCCTCTCCATACGGCCAGCCTATCCACGCCCACTTGTAGCCATCATGGAGTTTTACGTCTGTGTTTTTGCCGAAGTGCAGAAGTATCTCGCCATTCAGCTTCCTCTTGGGGCCGGTCCCTGTCAGCTCATCCACAACGTACCTGTAGTATTTTCCTTTTGCGTTGAATATCTCCACTTTATGGTAGACTGGGACCATCTTCTTGTCAGTAATTCCACCACTGAAGAAGTATGTATCGACTATCTTAGGACCTCTGATGAATCCTGTTTCCCTTATTATTGTGATTGATTCGTTATCTATTTCATATTTGATATTCAAGGTAGAGAGGTTCCTGTTCATTCTACTGCTTCCATCGAATAGCTTGTTGTATTCCCTTCCTGCGACCTCCCACCCGTCATTGTAGACATATAATGTAGTTTTGTCATAATCTACTCTCAATCTAACCTGTCCAGACAGGGCGACGTACATCACACCCGAAATCAGAATCGTTACTGCAAGCACTCCCACAGCTAAGGTTTTGTAAATTCCCATGATACTAATTATCCATGTTCGTTTAAAAGGTTTTGAATAAGTTTTTTCTGGTCAGTCCAATATGTAGGGGGTAGCTGTGGTGCTTTTACGGTCTTGCAATCGCACATGAATATCTGCCCGCTTTTGGAATTATTACCCTTAACTACACTTCCACACTTCTCACAGAACGCGCTGGCCTCGTGGTGCATGGGGAACTCTTTGGTCTTGTTGAAATTGGTTGTGTAATAGATTCTGGTCTTATCATGCTTCAGCTTTATCAGGTCCCTCACTGTCTGTGGAAGCTCCCTCGGGGGAATGTGTTCAAACACATCGAACGCGAGAATGGTATCATATTTCTCCTTGGGCCGGGGGTCTTTGTCGACATGCCATATTTTGTAGGGTAAGGCGTGTTTTTTGAAGCGGAACTCGGCGAATTTCAAGCTGACGCTATCTAGGTCGGCCAGTGTGACGTCGAACCCATTCCTAGCTAGTATAAAGGCATTCTGGCCTGTGCCACATCCGTAATCTAGTACTGTTTTTGATTTGTCCATCTTTATCTTATCTACCAGGTTCACATCGAAGTCCCTCCTACTACTAAAGTGCCACATTGCGAGCTCAAAAACATATCTATCTGTTTCCTTGTAGAACTTTCTTTCCTCATCTGGAGTTTTAGGTTTGGCTTTATTCCATGCCTCGGTTAGTCTTAAATCGGATGCTATTATCTGCCTCTCTGCGAGGTCCCTATCTATCTTGAAGAACTCAGCGATGTCGTCAGTCATCTCATCTCTATCAGATTTGTATTCTTTTCTTATATTTTCTGTGCTCAGGAACCCAAACGCATCAACCCCGGCTCCGAAGTGGCCGGATATGGTGCTGGTATCACATACTATTTTCATCTTATTGTCGAGCATCTTCTTGCACATGTAAACATCCTCTCCAATTAGCTTCCTTTCACCGTAGTCATAGTCTATGTATTCTGTCTTGAACCAAGGAAACTCGAGCTCCTTGAATACGTCAGCCTTTATGAGAGTACACCCCATCCCTGCGGCTCCTACTTCTATTACCTCACCTATCGGTATATCCTCAATCTTGAAGAACCTACCGTTTCTGTATTCCCTGAGAACTGGGTAGTAGGGCTTCCCCTTCTCGAAGTAAATCCCGGCGGCGAGGTCAGCGTTGTGTGTGTTTATAACTTTAAGCAGTCTCTCTATTGTCTTCGGAGAGACTATGTTATCAGAGTCCATCCAGAATATGTAGTCTGCATTGGCATCGAGCGCGGCCTGGGCGAGGGAATTTCTTACATGGTCTACATATAGCCCTTGTCTTATTATGGCATCGAGCCTGAAGTCGCTGTGGTTCTGGTTGTACGTGAAGAATCTAATAAAGCTCTGGAAAAATGTCGCAGAAACCGTGCCATACACTGGGACGCATATAACAACATGAGGTCTTGAATCCATGTTATATCTATGTTCGACCACAATATAAATAGGTCAGCCTGTATGAACTGATACTTTAAGCACTTGGCTCTCCCTCTCGAGGATGAATCCACCCGCGCACTGGAGTCCAGGTCCCCCGAATGTCACACTATGCCCACTGTACGCGTTTGCTCCTGCTTGATATATCTCCTGTCCAGTGGCTATATCTCTTATTTTGACGTAATGGTGTGTGGCATTGTCTGTATTATCGAGGTCCATTGTCCATATCTTGCAGGACTCGTTTATTCCCATTTCAATGTAAGCGGCACTGTTGAGGTACATCGTCCTCTGGGAGCTCGTCCCTGTGACAGTATAAACGTAAGCATCATGGTAAGTTTGGCCGTTCTCGGCCTGCCATACGACCATTAGTATCTCATCGCCGACATCGTATGGGTTACTGGTTCCTGCTTTGGGTAGGTTAGCGAGGTCTAACGTTCCTATACCGCTTGCGTTGCATATCACGACTGTGGACTTGTTGCTTCCTTTGGTCACGTTCTTGGCCCAATATTTACAGCTTGCGGCGGCTGTAGAATTGTCAGACTTCTTCACTGTCACCTGTACCGGGTGCGGGTCAACTGGCATCTTCTACCTCCTCAAGGAATACTTTTCCTGATTCATGCTTCGCGGCCTCGTTCCTGTGGCTTGTGAATGGGTCATGGTATCCGCTCCTTCCCGGGTGTACATGAACAGCTTTCGTGATGTAAACTTCGTCTCTGTTCTTGAATTTGGTTATCTTAACTCCAGTAGCTCCCTTCATGCCTGCGCCTATGGCTCCAAGGAAGCTGTCGAGCTCCTCCCTGGTGAACTTCTTCCTCAGGAAGTACTGGCCGACTGCTCCTACTGCTATTATACCAGCTAGAAGGTATCCCAATAAGTCTCCTTCGCATTCGCATGTTTTCTCTTCACAGGCGATTATATCAATACAATCTTCTTCTGTGTAGGGTGTGTAATCTTCTGGACAGCATGAATCACAAGTTGTACCTGGTAATCTCACATCGCTGAGGTCCATGTTGAAGTGTACCTCGAAAGTTTTTCCATCCCATGTCATTGTTTGTGTACACTCGGGCTCGTCTATGCACTCAAGAACCCTTACTGTGTATGTGTCTCCATTGTCGTATTTAGAAAGGTATCCTATGTATGGACTGTTCTGCCAATCTACGCCCCACTCTCCTGCATTATTAGCGTTTACTGTCATGCTTGCTGTGGTTCTGTGGTTCGTTATCTTGACTGTGAGGCCGGCCATGTTGAAGCCCTCGAGCTTGCCGTTGATGGGCATTGGGTAGAATGCGGCCTGTGCCAATCCTACCATTAGAACCATTGTCATCAGTGTTATGAATATTATCTTCTTCATATCGCAATCCTTGTCCTATTTATTATAGCCGACGCATCGGCCGCTACCCATATAGCCTGCCCCCTCTGGAGGACAATGTTGGTGGGATTCTTACTGTAGTTCATGGGTGTACATAGCTCGTTAGCCCTGTAACATGTATTGTATACTTCGCTTGTGGTATTAACCCAAGATGTGAAGTTTATGTTCATGAGTCTGATATTAAATTCTGAGGTATATGTCGCATTATATCTAAGCGCATGGAGCGTGGTGTTCAGCGTGCTGTTGTAGAGTATTCCAAACGTTGTCCAGATGGAGGTGTTCCCTCCTATTGTGATGTTCTCGTATGGTTGCCCACTCCCAGGAGTCCAGTCGTTCTGTATTAGATAATCGTCTTCAGAGACATAAATATATATTGCGTCTCCATGGTTAAGCGCAGTCGTGAAATTGTTGGTTGAAACCACGCTTGCGCTGTACGTTGTGTAGCTCCCTGCTGTGTTGTCGTGGTACGACACGCCAGTGCAGTACCTCACCCTCTCGCATATCTCATGCAGATTGAATTGTGTAGCGTTATGGTCAAGCCATGTGACAAGGTTCCATCCAGTGTAGAGCTTGGTTATCACACCTGTCTTATTTGAGTTCGTTACCGCAGTTCTCTGGGTGTCTGAAGCATTGAACTGAAGTATGAACTGTCCATAATATGTAGCATCAAGTGGTCTTATGGTTGCGGCCGCTATGGTTCCATTACAGTTATTGGATGTTCCACTTATACCACCTGTGAATGCGCCTATGCTTGTGCTGGAAATCGCTCTTGTGCTATTTATTATATAAGCCTGGCAGTAACCCGGATTGGTATCTGTTATGTTCAGTTTCCATACAAGTGCACTGTCTTTTACTGTGAAGTTATATACGACTGCCAGAGTTGGGCTATCTCCGACATCTACTTTCACTGACCTCCATGTTGAGCTTCCCCTACTATTAGCCTCATCGTATGTCTCGTTTACCTGGAAGTATGTTGTCGCTACTGCACTTAGTCCTGTGGCATTATAATCGCAGAATGTTATCCCACCACTGGTATTATACACACACCTTTCATAGTAGAACCTTGCTTGTCCTTCGTAGAACTGTATTGTTTGGTTTCTGTTGCTACCGCCATCCGTAAGGTTTACCCTAATCTGTAATGGTAATCCAGGACATACTGTGATTGTTGTGTTGTACTGATAGGTGTAATTGATGTACTCGTCTAATGTTGTAACTGATATTGTGTAGTTTATAGCTCCACTTGTGTTCGTCGCAGTATTATTGGAGTACACATTTACCCACGCCTCACTCGTGTAGTTATAAAAGCTTACGTTTATACTTGCAGTCGGAAACGTCACATTATAAGTGAGATTGTACTTGAACATGTACTCTATTTTTGTCACGTTCCTGAGGTCGGTGTTTGTTGTGTCAGTATAGTTTTCGTACAGGAGAACTATGCTATCGTTATCCGAACTGACGTTGGTAGTCCACAGTTCGTCATACGCTAAAGGCCCTCCAGAACCTATGCTCTCGCTATTGTCCCATGCTGTCCAGCCTGTGGTGTTGAATATCGTCCCTCCCACGCTTACTGTGGTATTCCAGGTCTTGAGGTTTGTCTCTGCTATGCTGAAGTTGAGTAGTACGTCTCCTCCAGCTCTTGTGGTTCCATTGGCTGTTGCGCTTGATAACCACGTTACAACTGGGGCTGTAGTATCGAATTTGAGGACATATGTTTCTATGCTAGTGTTACTATTAGCGGCCGAGTCAGTTATCTGGAACTCTATTGTATAGTTGTTCAGGTTCAGGAAAGTAGGAGTCAAGTTAACATTCGTTATATCTGCTACATTCTTGGTATATGACAGACTTGCGCTTGGACCTCCTGTTGCGGCTCCACCTGTCTTATTTACTATAGTGTACTTATAGTTGGCGAATATAGGATATGAGTCTGATACGTTCATTAAGAATGTCTGGTCCAATCTTGCTAACCATGTATTGTTAGTGAATGACGTGACTACATTTTTATATTGGGGTACTTCACTATCGAAGTACATTGTCCTTGATTCAGGCCACCAACCCTTCGGCACGGCTGACTCGCTTCTGCATCTTATGGTCCAATAGAATGTATGATTGAGAGCGGCGGCACTGTCCACATAAGAGGTCTCAGTTGAGACATTTCTTGGTGTTAGTACATCGAAATAAAGAGTAGTATTAATCGCATAATGTGAACTCACATTCCATCCAGTTACATTGGTATCGGTTACGAGTGTCTGGAAATCACTATCATGGTCAAAGCCTGCTGGACTTGTAAGAGTTCCTAGGAATAGTGTGCAGTTGGATACGTTCATTGTCGTATTATCCATGTTCGACCAATTAGCCTTGAATCCTGCTGTGTAGTTTGATGCGTTGAACCATGTGGCGTTGGGCGGACCCTGGAGTTCTACTTGCCCTGACCCGATTGATTCCACAGTCTCCATGCCGACTAACAGTGACATGACTGAAAGAATCGAAAATATTCCTACTATAGTTACCTTGGATAGTCCTCTCATGTGTCCACCCTACTTTTTTCGGAAAGCGCACCATCTACCAGTGTCACCTGATGTCAAACTGGCAAGGGTTATTACGCCTGCGGCCTCTGCTGATGTTGCGCCATTCCTTACAGTTGATGGCTCGGTCCAATATACTACTGCATCTCCGAGTGTTGTGTCGATGGTTCCCGTGGTGACACCAGCGCTATTGTACGTGCCGTAGGCCATTATCATGTCTCCTACGCCCGGTACTACCCTGGTTACTACTGATGTGAATGCCATTATGATACCTACTTATCCGCGAAAGCAACCCAATTTCCGGTATCGCTTGTCGCTAATCCACTGAGGGTTATTGTCCCTGCCGCCACTGTTGATGTAGCGCTTGCCGTTTTGGTTGCGGGCTCTGTTTTGTATGTGGTTACGCTATTCAGCCCAGTGATTATGCTTCCGGTTGTGACGCTGGCGCTATTATACGTGCCATACGCCATGACCGTATCGCCTACACCTTGTACTACTCTTGTCACCGCAAATGTGAATGCCATTATTTATCACCAATCTTGAGTATCAATGCTACCCTGTCCTTTTCATATTTCGGAATCTCGGCCTTGTCATCGAGTTCCTTTATGAGGGCCACCTGCTGGTCCTTATCCATTGCGAACAATTCCTTTTCAGTGTACTTGGGTTTCGGTTCGGGTTCGGGTTTAGATTCCTTCACAGGCTCGGGTTCTGGTTTAGACACAGGTTTCGGTTCGGCCTTAACGGGTTCTTTAGGGATGTCCCCGGCGACTAGCTTGCTGAGTTCATTCGTGGCCTCTTCGATGTCCTTCATCTTCTCGGCCTCCGCCTTCGTTATATTCTCTTCCTTATCAGTACTCCTTCTCATGGCGTTCTCGAGCTTGACTACGGCTCCATCGAATGCTGTGTAAAATCTGCTAATATCTGCCGATGCCTTCGCGGCGGCGGCGACCTTATCTTCCCTTGTCTTTGCGTCGTCTACCACTGCGTCCAGCTTCTTTGACACCTCGTTGAGTATCTCCTTGCGCCTAAATACCGCATCGGAGAGTGTCCCATTCGCGGCGTTCCTTTTGAGCTGGTCCTTAGCCTTGTCTACCATACCATTCTTGTGGTCCTCCAGAGCTTTCTTGTCGTCGGCTGTCATGCCTTCGGCTGTGAAGCCAGCGTGCAGGAAGAACTGAACGTCCTTGAGGTCGTCCACATCCGTAGTCCCACCGAGGTGGAACTCGTACTCTCTTCCGCTTCCGCCATGCTCCATGTTGGCCCTGAATTTACTTGACTGGGCTTCCATTGATGTACATTTCATTTTCATTGTTTCACCTACTTTTCCTTTTCCCTCGAAGGGGAAATTAAAGATTAAAATAAAGAAAATCCCGCCGTTTATCCGTGAAACTTACTTGAGGTCTCTGAGCTTACCCTGCGCTGGGAAAAACCTGCAAACCAAGTCTCCGAATGTTGCGAATACGCCCTCGTTTCCGAATTTGTTCACAGCGAATATCTGGTTGTTGTTGGTTCCTGCTTCCCAATACTGGGTCGGGATTGCTACGCTAAGACCAAGTCTCGGCCTGTCCTTTCCATCCGGGTTGGATGTATCAAACAGGTAAAGCCTGCCTACACCTCCAGTGTCAGCCACGTTGTTGTGTGTGGTGTATAGTGGCCTCTCGCTGAGGGTCATGACGTTGGTCTTGTATCCTATCCCCTGGCCAGTGCTTATCCCGTTCACGCTTATCTTTGCAGATGCGTGGCCGAGTATGTTGTATCTGACCTGTGGCTCGTAGAGCTGGTTTATTTTGGATTTGCAGTCCGCCTTCGTCTGCCATACTTGACCTTCTGAGTTCGCACCGTTGGTGTCTGTGTTTGATATAACGGATTCAACAAGTGTATCGGTCAGTGTCCTGACAGTCGTGTCGGCTGTATTGTAGTTCACGTATGCGTCATTCCAGCTATGTGAGTTCGCATCCCTGTCGTAGTCTGCGTCTGTCGCAGACCCGTATAGGTCTAGGTCTCCTGTGGTGTATGAAGAGGATTCATCGCTTTCTTGGCAGTTAGTTACCTCTGCATAAGAACCGCATATTCTGTCCACTGATTCCATTCTGTAGTATGTGGCTCCATCGTATGCGACCTGACCATTCTGGACGTTGAGCATCGCGTTTAGGTCTTCCCTATGCTCACTGGCATGGTAATCCCTAAGCTCGCTCATTGCCCCGACAGCGTCGTCCTTGTTCCTTGCAAGGTATTCCTGGATTGTCGAGTTATCGAACGCTACTGAAACTGTTCTGACGTATAGTGGTAAGTCGAGCAGTGTAGGCTTAGTTGTGGCCGGGATTGCCCCGCCTGAGGTGACACCGTTGCTTGGTAGTGTGCCTGAGCCGATTCCCCTGGTCGTTACGACCCTGAGACCGGAGTGCAACCACGGATATGTTGGGAGTGCCCCTACTGTGTTAGCCTCCATGTTGATGGCGAGAAACAAGTCTCTTCCGTATACCCTGTTGAGGAACCCTGCTGTACTCGAAAGTACAGGAGCATCCTTGGTTATAAAGGGTGATATGGTTGAGTCCTGCGAGAGGAGTGCGTGTCCCTGCGGGGAGTAAGCCGCCTTGACTAGGTCATCCATGTTTGTAACTTCCCATCGTCCTGTCATGACTTCTCACCTCCGAGTATGCTTGGCTCCTTCTCCATCGCCTCTTTCATGGCGTCTCTGCTCTTGTTCACGAACATTTTGTTGACCTTCTGATGAAACTCTCCCCTGGGCATCTCACCATTGAGAACCGCCCTCTGCATGTCATCCACTTCCTTTGTTATGGTATCCATGGGTGACGCTGTGGGTTCGGTCTTCCCTGGTTCGGTTGTGACGTTCCTCTCGGACTTGGTCACGTTGAATCCCTGGGATTTCATCACGTTCTCGAAACCTTTCTCGATGCTCTTTGTTACTGCTTCTTTCACCTTCTCCATTATTGGAACTTCATCGGTTTCGGGCTTCGCGGTCTCGTCGGCCTCGCCAGTCTCGGACTTGGGGAGCTTCTCCTGCTCTTTCTTTTTCTCCTCGTCCTTGGGCTCTTCCATCTCTTCAGGTTTCTCTTCTTCCTGTTTGGTTTTAGAAAGAGTCTCGGTCAGCTTTGTGACCGCACTTGCGAGCTTTTCGACTTTCTCGTTCACGTCTTCAACTGTAAGCTGAGGTTTGCTTTCTTCTTCCTCGTTCTGTTTCACGGCAGACTTTTCCTCATTTTCTTCTGGTTTCTTTTCTTCTTCTTGCTTTTTTGTTTCTGCCATGTTTTTCACTGATTTATTTTTATCCTCTCCAGTATTTAAAGATTCATCGACTGGTTTTTCGTTTGTGGTCGGAGGGGAAACATCAACTTTATAGACTGCCTCTTTTACCGTATTGATTGCCTTCTCAATATTGTCGGTCATTTCCTTGTCGTCCCACTCCAGAGCTTTGTTGGCTTGGATAGCTCTGTGGTGACTCTCTGCTTCTTCTTTAGAATCATGAGTTGCTATTACTTTACCTGCATCCGGGCCCGAGCAATGAGTTACTACCCACTTGCCATTTCTCTCCTCTACTTTCTTTTCAACTGATTTGTTTATCTGGTGATACCATAGCCAATCTGATAGGGCTTCTGGGTTGTTTACACCTTCAATGCTTTTGAGTCTATTTACTACATTGTTTTTCCAACCCTTGGGGGCATCTGAACCGTTGGCCGACTTAGCCATGTAATTAATCGCAAAGTTCTCAGCGAACTCATTAGCTGGATTAGTTACGCTTGAGAACTCGTAAATCTCCATGCCAGAGAGCTGGTTAGCCTCCTCCCCGGAGTAATCGTCTTTTGTTTTTTTGGACTTGCCGAACTTCCCCGCACCTATAGATAGTCCTTTCCTCTTGCCTGATTTGATGTCATTCCAGACCATGTCGTGAAGCTTGTATTTATTGAAAATCTTATATGCCAGCCACATACCATCTTTTCCGGTCTTTGGATTTTTCCCCAATCCCCAATTAAGAGCCTTACCAGTTTGCCTGTTCGAGTGAGCATCCATTATGGGGGCCCCAAGGTCCATGTATGTATCCATGTTCCTCTTGAACTCAGCCATCGGCACGATGTCACCCTGCACGTCCTTAACTTCTACGCTCCCCCAGGACTTGACCATTCTTTCATTGTCATTGCTTATTTCATCCTTTGGAAACTGTTCAGCCTTCTTCATTATTTGTTCAAGCGGCAGGGACATATCTACGTTTAGCATATCCTTGCCTCCTTATGAATAGCATGGACAGCATAGAACGCTCTCCTCCAGAAGGCGCTTCTGTTCCTGAAGAATACCATGCTGAATGTGCCCTTTTTGTTCTTCTTCCCGTACTCAAACTCCTGCATCTCAGCCTTGACATGCGTCCCGTATGAGCTGAAGAAAGCGAGTCCCCCATTCACTGTGGAGAGCCAAATTGCTATGAAGATGCACTTCCAGAACTCGGTGAATACCTGAAGTATTGTAAACAGTGAGAACGAAGAAAACAGCGTTATGCCCCAAATATAGAAGGCATTCGCGAGTGAGAGTTTAATCTTCCTGCTGAACATATCTATCTAAAATTTAATTGAATTTGCCAAGTATAAAAGCATTCTTATTGTTGTGGTCAACGAAAAAAAGATGGCCCCCGACCGCCTACAGTGAGACGGCCTATGCCAAAGCGTGGGGGCTGAGTATAATTGGGCGATGGATTTAAATATACATAGGAGGTATGCTGAGGCCGTACTTGACTATGCCTGCATTCACACCCACACGAAGGAACGGCTGTGGCATCTGCCCTTCCTTCGCTATCTTAGCTCTTATGGCATAGGCCGCACTGGTAGCCTCTGGTTTTGGCAGGCCGAGCTTCCTCTCTGACCATCCTATGAGCGGCTCAATCGGGACCCAATGGGGGAGCGTTCCGTACTCTATATGAACCGCATGTGGGGCGCTATAGCCGAAAACTATCTTATTCCCCTCCCAGTGAGGAGGAACTCCAGACTGAAGCAATGAGCCCGTGTCAGAGGTCCCGTTAGATACAATAGACTCCTGGGAGACTGAGAACATGTAATTGGCTATCTCCATTACCTTGTCTGTGAGGCCGGGAACGTCATCTGCGAGTTTGATGCTTTCTATCTTCATTGTTTCACCTTACTTTGCGAATTGCAGTATGCCTACAACCAATATGCGGATTCCAACCATGCGTAGTCTTCGGGTCGCCTTCTTTAGCTATTATACTTTCAAGTTCCTTCATTGTGACACCGTTAGATGTACTCGCAGTAATACGTTTACAAATCTCTGTTCGACGAAAATCCACAGGCCCCACCCACTTATATAACTCAGTCCCACTTGGGTCAGTCTGCTTGTATGCCCATTTCCTTATGCCTCTGTTTATCTGTCCTGCTTGGTCGTTCGCTATGATGCTCGCTCTCGCTGATGTTATCGCTGTCCCTACTCTTCCGGCCTTGCGTTTTAGATACTCTGTTATATCTTTTGTACTACTCCCTTTCTTCATCATGCGTACTATCTGCTTCTTCATCTGGTCGGAGGTAGCTTTGCTCATGCCGTTGAACTTACTCCCATAGATGGAGCGCATGACGTCGTTAATCATAATCCCTTTCTCATTGTTGGCTTTCTTGACGTCCACAGCACAGCCTGTTTGTTTCATTATATTGTCGAGGGATTTCGTGGCGAGGTATCCGAGGTCCTCTCTGACTCTCTTGTCATCGCTATACCTGGGATTATGAAATCCTGGTGTTGTAGAAGTGACTGTGTCTTTAGCTACTTTTTTTTTACTAAGCCTCATGCTCTCCATGTCGCCGTCGAATCTCTGCCCACCACCTTCAGTCTCCAGACCTTCACCGATACTGGGCGTTTCACCGGGAATCCCTTGAGCAGGTTCTACAGGTTCTTCCATGGGTCCGAACTCAAATTCGTTATCGTGATTGAGTGTCACCTCATACCCCATCTGTTGCATTAAAGCGGCGTTCATGGCCTTCTTATTGAACAGGTCATGCTCTGCGGCCTCATCCTTCTCCTCTGGGGGCTTGAGTATCATCATATAGTCTGTTATTCCGAGCCTTTCAAGCATCCAAGGGAATAGCTCATCGTTGAATATACCTTGACCATCTTCCATGGCCCTGCTGGTTATGGGAACTTGGGTTCCTTCATTGTTTAGCCCACCACCTGTAGACACATCAGCCTGGAATATGGGCATCACGCCATACAAGCCACCTACGACATTCCTGAACTCTTGCCTCTGCGTAGTCCACTGCATCTCATCAAGCGTTCTCATGAAGTCTATGAACTCCACAAACTTCCCACCTTTGTCTGGGCCGGTCTCGACTGACATTGGGGGTATCTGATGAGGATTGTCGCTGAATATGTCCTTCATGGCCTTCCAGGCTTTCCTTAATGGGTCAAGTGCCATTTTAATGAACAGCATACCTTTTGGGCTTCTTTGCTTGACGTAATAATCCATGATGTACTTGTCCCCGGCCATGAGGGTGTTCACTTTCATGTAAGCCACTACAACGTTAGAGAAACCATAGGTCATAGATTTGTGGTATTTGGATGTGTGGAAAATCTCAAAGTCGGCATAGTATATCTCTTTCCCTTTGGCGGCCATGCCCTTATAACAAGCAGAGAACATCTCCCTGCCACAATGGTCGCATTTCTCCTTGTTGATATGTATTTGGTCCCTGTGCACGAGGCAGAAATTTATCTTATCTCCATTTCTGTTTCTTCCTAATCGACCAGTCTCATCTGCGCATATCTTAATATGCATTGGGTGTATCCTGAGGAACTCCAATACTTTATTCCCCATCAGCTTCCCTTCTGACCACGCGTATGACTGGAGAGCTTGGACATATCCATCATCTACGACCTCACAATCATCATTAAACATCTTGCATACGGCCTTAAGCGACTGATGGTTGCCGTTCATCTCCTTAATCTTCTCTTCAAGTGTCTTCTTCTGGGAAGAATCGGGGGCATTGAACTCAGTAGAGCCGCACTTGTCGCACTCCTCTGTGGGGTTGCGGAACTCCTTCTTGCAGTGGGCGCACTTAAGAGCAAACTTCTCTTCTATCTCATGGCCGTTCCTGAAGAGTTCCCTTCCTAGTACACCTCTTATTGTTTGCAAGAGGTCCGAGTAATCAGCTAAATAGTACATTGTCTGGGTGGGTAGGGGGTCGTTTCTGACTATGGCGTCCTCTCCGCGCACCTTGTAGGGGTCCTCTTTTATCCTGAACGAACCATAGAGCTCCTCGAGGGTATTGTTCATATTGTTCTGGTTGGCTTCTATCTTTTTCTTGTTTATGTTCCATCCGAGAATATTCATGGTTATAATTAGCATGTTCTGCTTTTAAATTCCACTTACTGATTGAAGCTCTTCACGGATTATTTCCCTCATTGTTTTTGCAACATCTCTCTCGACTATGAGTTTTGTGAAAAATTCATTGGCAGTCTTTCCACTGGCTTTTATCTCGGTATAGATTTCGTTTGATATTCTTATTACTTTGGACATTCTCTAACTCCTAATGAGTTTGGTAGCCTCATCTTCCTTTCCCCATAAGCCGTTAGCCATTACCATTCCCCATACCTCTTTTGCATACTTTATAGCTCTTTCCTCATCTTTTTTTGGATAAGATAGTGTGACACGCATACTTTTAATTTTATCTGGATGAGTATTTTTATCACAAGAGAAATGCCCCTTGTCTTCATAAAAAAATACATACTTGCCACATTTGTCAGTATCACCATCTCCTATAGTTATTTTTGTCACATCCCCTTCTTTATCAATATCTACTTTATGGGTGTAATGTACAGGCACTTCTACGTTTAAGTCATATTTTTCCATGCTACCATTACCCTCAAACTTATTGGCAAGTTCCTCTGCTCTCTTCTTATCGGTGAAGACGGCAACG